TCTCTCTACTTGTGAGGAACAGCAATCGCTTCATTGCCCGATAACCTGACAGTGGGAGGTTCTCTCTACTTGAGAGGAACAGCAATCGCTTCATTGCCCGATAACCTGACAGTGGGAGGTTATCTCGACTTGAGAGGAACAGCAATCGCTTCATTGCCCGATAACCTGACAGTGGGAGGTTCTCTCGACTTGAGAGGAACAGCAATCGCTTCATTGCCCGATAACCTGACAGTGGGAGGTTATCTCGACTTGGAAGGAACCATCGACACAAGCAAAGTAAATCGAAACATTGACGAAGAATCATTCTTTTCATGGAGAAAAAACAAATACATAAAAGCTGACGGTATTTTCTCTAAGGTGATTTCACACAAAAGGAATGTATTCAAAATTCAGAAAATAGGAAAAACAAAAGAGTCTTATTTGGTCACTGACGGAAACGGAAAATTCTCGCATGGCGATACGATCAAGGAGGCGAAAGAGGATCTTATTTTCAAGATTTCAAATCGTGATAAATCTGATTACAAAGGCCTGACTCTTGAAAGTAAAATGAGTTTTGAAAAAGCAATCGAATGCTATCGAATCATAACCGGTGCTTGCAGTTTTGGAACTAAAGATTTTGTTTCAAATAGACTCATCAAAAAGGAAAAGGAGTACACTATCGCTGAAATGATTGAAGTTACAAAAGGAGAATACGGAAACTCAACTTTTAGCCAGTTCTTTTCGTAATGGCAAAAACTATCCGCTATCAAAAACTAAACGGTAGAATTCAATTTCCGGATAAGCTATTGACGAATATCGAAAATATGATTGATGAATCAACCGATGGAGATCATGTTATCTCCATCGGAAAGCCAAAAAGGAGTATTGATCAAAACGCTTTGATGTGGATGTGGTTCCGATGCCTTTCTGAAGACACTAAAAGCGAGCCTGGGGAATTCTATCAATACTATTGCGAAAGATACCTATCAGAGCGATGCACCTATACTGGTAATAAGTTCAAATCAGGAGGTACATCCACTCTCAAATCAAACGAATTCACAGATTTTTTAAACAAGATACAATCCGATGCAGCATCGGAGTTCAGGGTTATACTTCCAATCCCTGAAGACTTATACTGGGAAGAATTTTACAATCAATTCAAATAAAAAAATTATGGACAAAATTAAAAAAGCGAGTTTAAAAAAGGGTAGAACATTAGAAATCACCCTTACGGAAATCATTACTGTAGACCAGGGAACAGTAGAAAACGAAGTCGGCAAGAAGTGTAATTATCTCGCACATATCGACCTAATCACAGCCTTTGGACAATTAGATCATCACTTGCAGAGCGTTTGCGAAATGGGCGGAAGCTCGGAAGACTTTCATGTGTCGGGCTTCACTCTTGGCGGAGAGGATGGAGAGGGTGTGGTTCTTATTGGAAGCAAGAAATTAAGTACTGGAAAGGTTTTAAATCTTGTAACTCCTTTCATTGAATTCTACGATGGGGACTATGCAGCAGCGGATGACTTATTCACGGACATTGAAGTTCTGACAGCTGAAGTGAAAGAGTACTTAAATGGCAAGTGTGCTGTAAAACAAATCGAAATCAACTTCGATGAGAGCGACGAAAATTCAGAGGTGAACATCGCTACCAGTGAGGAGCCAAAGAAACGAGGCAGAAAGAAAAAAGTAGCAATCCAACAACTTGAACGAGTTGATAGCTTTAGTACAGACGGAGTGGAAACATTCGAAGTTCCAGTTATGGGTAAAATAATCGTCGATGAAGAGGAGAATTTAGAAACAGCAGTTTAATAATTAGCGTATGACACAAATAGAATTAATAAATCCGCTACTTATAGCGGAAAGCGCAATGAACCCACGTAGGTTCTTTACTAAAGAATCAGTACAGGAGCTATCAGAGAGCATCAGCAAACAAGGATTACTACAGCCTATTACGGTTAGACCATTCCCTGAAATGAAAATCGAAGCGCCAAAACACCTAAAAGGTAAACCCTGCTATCAGATTGTTTGCGGAGCTCGCAGGTACAAGGCTTCAATACTTGCAGGACTTGAAACCATTCCTTGTATAGTTCGCGAAATGACAGATGAAGAGGCTTTCGATGCAATGATTACCGAGAACCTACAACGCAAAGATGTGGAGCCAATGGATGAAGCCAGGGCTTTTAATGAACTTCATAAACGCGGAACTTCATTTGAAGAGTTAGCAGCTCGATTCGGAAAATCAGTATCATTTATCCGACTTCGTATCAAGTTGAATGATTTAGTTCCTGAACTAGCCGAACTACTTGAAAAGAAAGAACTTCAGATAAGCCACGCTCAAGAAATTTGCAAACTATCTATTGAAGAGCAATCGAATATTTTTAGTGATCACTATTCTCCATCTGCCAAAAATTGGAATAAATGGAGTGATGAAAACATACAAAAAATTAAAAGAAACCTATCGCAGACTTTCAAAGATCTTGATAGAGTAGGTTTTGACAAAACTGATTGTATTGATTGTAAGAGTCGATGTGGTGCTAATGTCCTATTTCTGGAATATGAATCAAACAGTTGTCAAAATCCTATATGCTATAAGCAGAAAGACAATGACTATAGAGTTCAATTAGCAAAAGAAAAAGCTGATTCCGGTTCAATTTTATTTTTTAGCAAAGACTACCAGAATGAAGTAACTGAAAAGCTAACCGAGCTGGGATATGAACTCAAACCATTTGACTACAGTAAATATCGTAAGATTGGAATCGAAGAGCTTCCAGAAAGAGAGGAGTACGACGAAGACGATGAAGATCATCAATCTGAAGAAGAATACCAAGAAGAATGCTCCGAGGCACAAAAAGCAATTGACGAACAAAACGAACAAATTGCTAACGGTGAATTGATCCCATGTTGGGCGGTAAATATCTATGCTAAGGATGAATTCTTCTACATTAAAAATAATGGAATTCAGCAAGATGGTGCAACGCCTGAAGCACTTGCACAGAGCAATAAGATCGTAGAGCTTCAATCAAAAGATAAACGTAATGCTGAAATTAAAGTAGAGAAAATTACTGAGGAGCTTAAGATGCTCATTTCTAAAAGTGATTATGATACTTACTCCTACCCGACTACAGATCTTGAGAATGAAATCGTAATAGCTGCTATGATTAGCAAATGTGATTGGAGTTTTATAAGACAAATTGAGCGCGATTTTGACAAAAACATCTCTTACTTGGAAAATTGCAAAGCAATCATCGGAACTCCTTTAGAAGCCAAAATAACGAGGGCGTTTATTAAAAACCATGTGACTAGTTATGCATCATCTGTCAGAGAACAGCTAACTGCACTAAGTAAGGAGGCTTACAACGATGATTCACTCAAGATCGAACTCAAGCATGAAGAGACCTATCTCAAAAGAAAAGAAAAGATCGATGAACAAATCAAACTACTGTAATGAATATACAAAAGTCAGATAAGTATTTTATCATAACTTTTAATTACAGACCAAATCTTGTTGAGGCCGTTAAACTACTCCCAGGTAAACACTGGGATGGCCTCAACAGATGTTGGTTGGTACCGATAGAGTACGAAGGCAGCGTGACAGAGTTCGCCGCTAAATATGGTTTCAAGTTTGGACGAACGGTAGTGACAAGCGAAGATGTCGCTTATGATTTACCACCGATGCCGGAACTTGAAAAAGAGCTTAACCTTGCAGATGGGTTTAACCCATACCCTTATCAAAAACAAGGGATTGCAAAGGGACTTGAATTAAAGCGCTTTCTCAACGGAGATAAGCCAGGACTAGGAAAGACAATGCAAGCTATCGCAACGGTTCACACCGCTAACGCTTACCCTTGCTTAGTGATTTGCCCATCTACTCTAAAAGAGAACTGGAAACGTGAATTTAAAAAGGTAACCGGGAAAGATAGATCGTTGATTCTTGAGGACTCAAATAAGAGAACCTTTCCACAGTTTCACAATACCGGACTTTCAGATACTTTCATTACGAATTTTGAGAGCTTGAAAAAATTCTTCGTTCACCGGATGACGAACACAGAGGGTCAAAGATTGACATTGAAACATATTCAATTCAAGCCGGAGATATCAATGTTCAAATCAATAATCATTGATGAAAGCCACAGAGTGAAAAACGGATCTGCTCAAAGTTCAAAATTCTGCATGGGAATATCACAGGGAAAAGAATATGTCATTCTTCTATCCGGAACACCGGTGATAAACAACCCAAAGGACTTAGTTAGTCAGCTTCACATTATGGGGCGCTTGCCGGACTTTGGAGGCTACAACGGATTTGTTCAACGCTATTGCGCCGGGACTAGTGGAGCGAGTAACTTAAGAGAGCTTAATTACAGACTCAACAAAGTTTGCTTCTTTCAAAGAGAAAAGCACGATGTACTAAAAGACTTGCCGGCAAAGGTTCGACAAACGGTAATTTGCGAAATCAACAACCGAAAGGAGTACATAGATGCCGAGGCGGATCTTGTAAGGTATCTCAAAGACTACAAGCAAGCTTCAGACGAAAAGATACAGAAGTCAATGAAAGGAGAAGTGATGGTCCGTATCAATGTACTAAGACAAATCTCAGCCAGGGGAAAAGTAAAAGAAGTTGTCGAGTTTGTAAATGATATGCTGGAGCAAGATGAGAAAGTGATCTTATTTGTCAACCTACATGAAGTGGGTAATGAGCTAAGAAAACATTTCCCGAAAGCAGTAGCAGTCACAGGCCTTGACTCGAAAGAGCAAAGACAATCAGCAGTTGACAGATTCCAAAGCGATCCTACTTGTACTTTGATCATCTGCTCTATTAAGGCAGCAGGGGTTGGACTTACCCTAACAGCTTCGAGTAATGTTGCTTTCGTGGAGTTCCCTTGGACATTTGCAGACTGTGAGCAGTGTGAGGATAGAGCACATCGAATCGGTCAATTAGACAGTGTAACGGCTTATTACTTCCTTGGTAGAAATACCATTGATGAAAAGATTTATAAGATTATTCAAACCAAAAAGGATATGGCTTCAACAATCACCGGAAGCACTGAACAGGTAGAAGAATCAACAGTAGATTTAATTGCAAACTTATTTGAAAAATCATTATGATAGTAAAAGTAGAAATGTACACAGTAGAGTGCGACAATTGCAAAACAACAAGAGGACAAGACTCTGAATATTCATGTTGGAATGATGAATCTTATGCCCTAGATGAGGCAATGGATCACGATTGGATAGAACATGATGGAAAACACCTTTGTCCTGATTGCTATAAAAGAGATGAAAACGATAGCATAATAATCACCGAGCAGAAAAATGATAACAACTAAGAAGAAAAAAACAAAAAGCAGCTTAGTTGCTTCACTCGACAAAGTATTCTCCCAGTTCATTAGACTGAGAGATACGCAAGGAGGTTTCGGTCGGTGTATCTCTTGTGGAAAAGTAGTCACTTACAAAGATTCAGATTGCGGTCATTATATCAATAGAAAGCACATGACGACCCGATACGATGAAAAGAACTGTAATGCTCAATGTCGCTCATGCAATCGTTTCGATGAGGGAAATATGCAAGGCTATCGCAGAGGGTTACTCGCTAAGATAGGAGAGAAAGAAACTGATCTCCTGGAAGTAAAAAAACACGGAACCTCAACAATGGGGGCATTTGAATTAGAGTTATTAATCAAAGAGTATAAACGAAAAGTAAAAGAGATATCATGAGAAAATCATATCATTTGAAGTCAGATACAAAATCAGTCAGTCATGTTGTAGGTATCATCAAAGGTAATGGTAAGCCATTGCGAGCAAAGTCAATCGGTAGAAATGCTCCGTGTAAGTGCGGATCAGGAAAGAAATCAAAAAGCTGTTGTGGATCAGAAACTAAATACTTCAAGCAATGACACTAGAACTCGAAAGACAACAACTCAAGAAGCAGCGCAATGCTGAAAAGGAACAACTCAACAGAGATGATCTTGAAAAGGTAGACATAGCTACAACTCTTTGTAATAGTCTCTCCCTCGATCAGATGAAAAGTATTCTTTGGTATGCTAAAATCCTAATAAAAGAATCGGTATGATGGCAATAGATATAATCAATCAGATAGAAGCGGACAAGATAAGCCGCAAAATAGAGCCTCACTTTGCAACAGTTGTAGAGATATTTAATAAAGTCTCAGGGCTTGAAAAATCAATACTTATAGCTGAATTAAAGGAGTTAGTAAAAGAGAGAAAGATAATGGTAGGTAGAACTATCAACACTGAATATATTAAGGTTTTATAGCATGAATTATATAGAATTGATTAATAACTTTTGGAGATTGAACAAAGAGCATTCTTTCACATCAAACGAGACACAAGTGTATTTTAAATTATTAGATACCTGTAATTCATTGGGCTGGAAAAATCCATTTAATCAATCAAATTTATTCATATGTGCCGAGTGCGGTATGAGTGAGCCAACATTAATCAGGGTTAGAAATAGTTTAAAGCAATTGGGCCTGATAGATTTTACAAGCGGAAAAGTAAAGAGGCAATATACAAGTTACGCAATAATAGGCTTAAATAATTTTAGCCTAAGTAGTACCCAAAGTGTATACCTAAGTGATACCCTAAGTAGTACCCAAAGTGACGAAAAAAGTTTAGACAACATTAAACAAGATAAACTAAACAAAAAAGAAAAGAAGAAAGAGAAACCCGACAACCCAGTCTTCGATGAGTTCATCAAAAAGTATAAATTATCGCTTGATGAATGCAAACAAGAATTCCTGTCTGATGAATTACACATTCATCGGTTATTAAAAAATTTCAATCTTGATAAAGTTGATTTGCTTAGTTGGGTAGATGCTTACTTCATTCAACAAGAGAACGAGGGTGTAACAGAAAAAACAATCATGGAGGCTAAATCCCACTTTGGGAGATGGCTTCCTTTAAAAATTCAAAATGGAAAAGATAGGAAAATTAGTGAAAGTGAATCAATCACTACTACCATCCAAAGCAATATCGAGCGACTTATCGCTGAGGATAGAACGCGTACGAACTGATTTTGGAAATTATGAACAGTTCCTGACTAGATTTAATCCAAGCATTCAGAATGCCATAGCTGCCCGCTGTGCTGATTTTGCAGACTGTTTTGATATGAGATACCCGAAACTGTCTTTAATTGGTCATACGTACGGAAATGAAGCTATAATCGAATGGATCAAAATACAATTCTTTGATTTAAACAACTTCACCGGGGTAAAGGAAAAGCTAAACGAAGCTCAGATAAACCAATTATCAAGTTTGTTTTATTTCGATTGCTATTTCTTGAACATTGCCGAGGTCGCTCTATTCTTTCTAAAATTTAAACTAGGGAAGTTCGGAGAGTTTTTCGGGGTCGTGGATCCTTTAAAAATCATGAACGCTAAAAATCAGTTTTTATCAGATCGGAAAGTGGCTCTTGACAGACATAAGTCAAAAAAGAACCAAGAGATTGCAGACGCTAATCGGGAAATGTGGGCAAAGAATATCAACGGCCTTGCAGAGTACCGAAAAGCAAAACGGAAACGAATATTCAATTTAAAGAAAAGGAGGAAAAGGAAATGAGTTTAGATATTCAGATCGAACCGTACATAGAATTATCGTGGCATGCATTCGAAAGAGATGCTCACCCATGTATGCAAGATAAAAAAGAAACGTTCCTGCATAGCGTAGAGATCCCAAGGTCAATGTATGATCGGTGGATGTGGTTGTTTGATTGGAGAACGGCAAAGTATAAATGCAGATGGCCGAGAAAGAGGATTACTCTTTATCACCACTACTTTGATAAAAAATCGGGAATGGATCTAGGATATGGAACACTTCTCCAAAAATACATATCGGCAAAAGGCCAAGTGACTAAGGTTGCTAACAACATGATAAAATATAAAGAGGAGCGAAAGAAAACTTTATTCTTTGATGAAAGCACCGATGAGCTATATCTAAAACTAGCAGATAAACTAAAACAGAAACAAGCCAACTTAGCATTTGCAGAGGAAGAAATGCTAAGATCAGTAAACCAAACCCAGGATTAAAACTAACAATTAAACCGGCATAAAAGGAATGTCGCTTTAGTTAGCGATGTAGAATATCTTTCCTAGGGTTATGAATACACCAATGAGAAATCAAAGGTGTATTTTTTTTGATGTTTATTGAAAAAAGTTTTCGTGAAACTTTGTGAAGAATTAATGAAATAAATGTAAATGCAAAAAATCTAGATATCAGATGATTAAGCAAAATAAAAGAAAACAAAGTGAATTACAATTGTAATACTAAACGAATAAAAAGCTAAATATCAATCAATTATATCCATTTTTATACGAAATAAAGTTTCTACATTTGTAAGGAATAATACAAATAAACTTGCAAACTCATTGACTATGCCAGCACCTAAAGAAGACTTTAAACAAATCAAAGGGACGAATTATAAAATATCAGATTTCGGCAATGTAATAAATGACAAAAGCGGGAAGATACTTAAAAGAGGTGTAAATACAGAGGGGTATGCATTTGTAAATCTAAAAGGGAAATCTGTAAAAATACACAGGCTCGTTGCTTTATACTTTATCCCAAATGAAAATGAATTAAATGTTGTGAACCATAAAGATGGGGATAAATTAAATAACTCGGTAACAAATTTAGAGTGGTGTACTCAATCATATAATTTAAAGCATGCATATTCGATTGGATTAAAAAAGCCAGTTATCAATGTTGAATCAAAAAATGGATTCTCAAAGAAAGTGAAAGACACTAATACTGGTAAAATATTTGATTCAGTAACTCAAGTGATTAGAATAGGAAATTATGGAATAAAATATTCAACATTAAAGTCAATGTTGAATGGACAAAATCCAAATTATACAACATTAAAATATGTTTGATATGTGTGCAGCACCTAAAGGACACAAGATGTGGGGAAACCCAGTAAAGCCAAAAAGCTATTCACCCGAAAAGCTTTGGAAAGTATCATGTGAGTATTTTGAATGGGTAAATGAAAACCCATGGATGCTGATAGAACAGCCAAGACAACCTCAAAAACTACCAAAAGATTATTCAAAACGCAAGTATGGAAGTATTGAGAACTTCACAAGTCAGGTAGTAAAGATTCCACAACAAAGAGCATACTCCATTGAGGCACTATGCAACTACCTAGATATTAGCAAATCAACATTTGAAAGATATTCTAAGGAGTCTGAGTACGAAACGTATTGGGACGTCTGCTTACGTGTAAGACAAATCATCGACGCTCAACATTTCGAGGGTGGAATGTCAGGAGCATTCAATTCCAGATTGACGATGAGTAAGCTGGGACTTGCAGAGCGTCAAGAACTCACCGGAAAGGATGGAGATCCGATAAAACTAGAGCAGATAACAGGAATGAAAGTATTGTAATGGAAATTACATTCAACACATACGGAAATGAAAAGCAAAAGGAAGTTTGCAAACTGTGGACCGATGACTCAGTAACAGATATTGCTTATGGAGGATCAAAAGGTTCAGGAAAAACATATTTAGGTTGCTCTTTGATATTCAGCGATGCTCTTACTTATCCTGAAACATTCTATTTTATTTCTCGTAGACAGCTGATTGATTTAAGGAAATATACAATTCCGTCTATCCATGAAGTATTTGAGGATTGGAAGTTGTCGCAAAAATACTTCAAGTATCAAGGTAATGATAACTACTTCCAGCTATACAATAAAAGTCGAGTCTACTTGCTTGATGCAGCGTATAAGCCAACTGATCCAATGTATCAAAGATTTGGATCAATGCAAATGACTCGTGGTATGATTGAAGAGGGAGGCGAGTTTAATATCGAGGCGAAAAGTAATCTCCAGGCAAGCATTGGCCGATGGAAGAATGATGTCTATAATCTAACTCCAAAATTACTAATCACCTGTAATCCGGCAAAAAACTTTCTTTATTCTGATTATTATAAAAAGCATAAAGACGGAAAACTGGAAAACTGGAAGCGGTTTGTTCAGGCATTACCACAAGATAATAAACAACTTCCTGAAGGGTATTTGCTAAATCTAGAAAGAACGCTTTCAAAAAATCAGAAAGAGCGATTGCTGTATGGAAACTGGGAGTTTGACGATGATCCTACACTGTTGGTTGATTACGATGCGATATGCGATTGCTTCACGAATGAACATGTAAAAGTAGGTGGCGATAGAAGTATAAGTGCTGATTTAGCGATGAAAGGTCGCGATAGATTTGTTGCTGGATCTTGGAGAGGTTTAGTTTGTAGGGTTGCAATTGATAAGCCTTACTCTCCTGGAAAGATGATTGAAACTGATTTAAAATCACTAATGGCATCAGATGGAGTTGGAAGAAGTAGAACAGTTGCAGATAGTGACGGATTAGGTTCTTTTCTTGAAAGTTATATTGAGGGTATAAAAGAGTTTCATAATGGTGGAACTGCTATCAACTCAACAAAGTATGCAAACTTAAAATCCGAATGCGCTTATAAACTTGCTGATGTGATTAATAAACGTGAAATCAGGATCATTTGTACAAAGGAGCAAGAAGAGCGAATAAAAGAGGAGTTAGCAGTTCTAAAGGAAGTTTCCGGACTAGATGATACTCAGAAGAAACGCATTATATCCAAAGAGGAAATGAAAGCAATCTTAGGTAATTCACCGGATTACTTGGATATGCTAATCATGGGAATGTATTTTTTATTAAAACCAAAACAAAAAGGTATTCGAAAGATATCCTACTAAAAATCGAAATCATGAGTAAATCAGAATTAGTTGAACTTTACACTATCTATAGCAGAATGCTACTTATAGCCATTGTATTACTACTCCTTTGCGGCCTTGGTCTTGTGTTTAATCCTAAGGCCTTTGCACTTCCTGTCACATTAGATTTGATTCTAACAATAGGATTATTCATTCTCAAAGAACGAACTGCTAAAAAGATAACAAAATGCTAGCCGAATTAAAAACAATCGTTGAAACGTGTGCTACTGTAACAGTAAATGAAGTGGTTAGTCCTCTTTATCCAGTTGAGTACGAAGAAAACAGAATGATGAATCTTAATGCAGACGAAAAGAGTCTAGATGCTCGCTTTGCCTACATAGAGGAGTTTGTCAGTGGTGCATACGCTAAAGGTAAATTCGTCAAACAAAAGACTACCCAGGTGCAGATTTACTTCTGTAGGTTCTGTGAGCTTCAGAACACGGCAATGGAAAGAGAGGCACTCAGGAATCAGATTGAAAGTGAAGCCGTACTTCCATTTATGGAGGCTTACAACAATTCAGGAAAGTTTGACAGAGTGGATATATTCAAGTTCTACACCCCTCTACCCCGCTTTGATGCGAACGAGGTGTCTATCATGCTTCAGTTCGATTGTAAACAAAATATGTGCTGATAAAACGTAAGCAAAACGACACGTTTAAATCTAATAAATGAGGTTTGTCCATCGGCAAGTATCAAACAAAAGAAACAAAAACGCAATTTTTAATATCAAATAGTCAGAATGAGCAAATTTTATAAAGAACTTAGGAAGAAATTAAGACTTACCGTTCCAAAATCAGAGCGGATTGATATTAAAGCGGGTAAAATGAATTTCGGCCATCGGATCCAACTAGGTAAAATACTAGCCAGTGACTCTGGGGAGTTCGAAAAGATAGAAAGCATATTCATTTGCCTACATGGTTTCAAGCCCAGGAGTACAAGTTACAAGAAATATGTAACCTATTTCAAAGACATAACAGAAGGAATTCGCTTTTGGATGGGGAAAGAAGTCGAGTTGCTGAACTACGAACCCACACCTGAAGAGAAAAGAGCTGGAGTCAAAGACTTGAGTAAAAAGGTGGGTGAATTCGGAACTGTAAAAGCGCTAGCTAAAGCATACAGTAAGGATCCTGATGAAATATTGCACTGGGAGTATGGGAAAGTATTCGGAATCCTCTACACCGATCTAGAAGAGTACAAATTTCAAGTAAGATACAACAAAGTAATCGAGTCGAAAAGATGAACGCGGATCAAATCCTTTACGAAGAGCTTCAGTCGCTTGAATCGGACATTGTTCAACGGCACGTACAAGCCGGACAGGTTGCATCAGGAAAGACAAAAGAAGCTTTCGAACTAAACATAGGAGGCCTGACAGGTCAATTACTCGGGGCTAGTTATTTGGGAGTTTTGAAAGGTGGACGAAAGCCCGGGAAAGTGCCGAAAGACTTCATCGATATTTTAAAACGATGGGTGGAGGCGAAAGGGATTTCTTTCCAAAACGAAGAGCAGTTCAATCTTTGGGTGAATGCTGTCAAATGGAAAATAATGAAAGAGGGAACGAAACTTTATAGGTCCGAGCAAACGCAAGACATTTTCGATACACCAATTGAGCAGTTCAACAAAAGGATCTCAGACCGAATAATCAACTACTACGAACAGGAATTAGTCAACGACATTTTTAATTTTTAGCCATGAACATAACCCTATACCCCGGAGATCTACACACCATTTTCAACCCTTGTATTATCAAGGCTGAAAAGCAAGCAGAAACAAAGGCTAAGATCTATCTCGCTTTTGGAAACTGGACAGCAAAGCCAGTCGAGTATATCACGCTTGAGCGCGAATACCTAAATAATGAAGCTTACTTTGATATAAAGAATATCCTTAGAAACGGAATAAGTGATGGCATCACTCCAATATCCGGCACTCCATGTTGGGTAGATCGGATGTTTTTTGTTGAATACACCGTCTTTAATGATATTGACGCAAAGATGTACAACGCTACGGCTGTCAATGCAGTTGTTCAGGTTCAAGAATCATCCGCTCTGACTGATAAGCGGGGACATTTCATGACAAAATTTGACAGGTTGAAATACTTTGCTGGTTATCCTCTGGAGATTGTAAGCTTTGCATTTCGCACCGGTGATACATTCATACGATTTGACGGCTTAGACTTCACTCAGGTAGCTGCCAATGTGTTTGTGATTCCTATTGTTGATAAACATAACTCAATAGAAATATCAAATCAGAACTTTGATAAATTTTTGAGAGATAACCAGGGCCGGATTATCACAGATAATGATTACGAGCCTATCACGGTACCGGCGGGCGATGACTACAAACAATTCATGATGCCTATTGACTCACCAGATATGCCGGACAATCCTTTCTATATTCGTTGGGTCAATCAACAGGGAGGCTGGGACTATTGGATGTTTGGTTATCGTCAATTTGCTAGCCGATCAGTATCAAATCAAATCACTTTCAATCCATACGTTCAAAATCAAGAGCTAGTGAAAGGATTTGAAAAAGTAGTAGGAATGGAAGCGGGCGAAAAGATAAAGGCCGGATCATCCTCTATCAGTGAAAATGATTACGAGTGTGTAAGCCGGTTGATTTACTCTCCATATATCGAATGGTTCAATGAGGCATCAGGGCTTTGGCAATCAATCACGCTTGACGGAGATGGAAAGAATGAGAACGACACCAACGCGACATCAAAAGACATTGAGTTTACTTTTAATCTCCCAACCCCACAACTACAATTTTAATGAGCGCCTACGAAATCATATTATCAATGGAGCAAACAATGTTGGACAAAATGATGTCATCTGGTTTGCTCCGCTCTACTGTATCGAGGGACTTCAAGATATACGAGTTCTACATTAATGAGCGAAAAACAAATACTTGTATGCAGTCACGAACTAACACGGCCGAATACTTCCACCTGTCTGAAGAATCTATTTCGAAAATAATTCAAAAAATGAGATGATATGTACAAACTTTACATTGAAATAGAAATTGGAGATACTACTTTTTGGAAACTTGCAGACCTGGGAGATGATAAACCCGCAATGACAAAACAAGCGAATGATATCGCAGAGTTAAAAGATAGACAGGCGGATTACTCCCAATCATTAAAGCTCCCTCCTACTCACAATAATTGTCAGATGTTCGGCTTTTCTGATCAGCTGGATGTAATAACTGACTTTCCTTACAAACGACATAATTGCAGATTATTTTCAAATGACTCATTGATTGCCGGGATAGGATCCTATCTTATACTTACGAAAGCAAACAAGTATTTAGAAGTTCAGATTCTCAGTTCTAATGCTGACTTCTTTTCAATGCTTGAATCAAAGCCAATGAGTGAGCTTGATCTGACGAGCGAATTAAATCAGGGACATTGCCAACGATCAGGCTATGGTTTCTTTGATGACTACAACTCTTCGAACGACAAAGGCTGGTGTATGGCAGCCGCTATCTACACCAAAGGTGAACAAATAATACCTAACAATGCCGGAGGAAATCAGTACCCTTTCGTTTTTGTGAAATATGTTATTGATAAGATATTGCATGCAAACAATTACATGCCATTAATCACCAATGTCCCATTGATTGAAATGTCAAAAAAGGCAATCAATATTAGCACTCTTATTCCTGATACCAATAGCCTTTTGATTTACAACGCATCAGCAAAGTGTGAGAATAGAGGTTCAATTGATACTACTACATTGGTAGCCTTTGATATCCTTACTACCGGAACAGGATCATTAGTTCAAAGCACTAGTCCGATAGGGATACTTTACAACGCACCAGCAGCGTGCAAGGTTACTATTAATTTTTCAGTTGTTGGAACCGGGAATATTGGAAGCCGACAAGTTGTTGAGATCCGAAATAAAACAACAGACATAGTAATTTACACAAATGATTTTACACTGGCAGTTAGTGGAGAGACAAGGACGTTTACTCAGGAGGTAGAGCTTGCAGAGCTAGACCAAATTCAAGTAAAGGTGCAAAGTGTTCGAGTAATGCCAGTTGCTAAATACAACTTCTTTGTAAATACGATCACATTCACAAACGTAGTTGCTGATACAATCCCATTGACTGGAGTTATCCCTTTTGCTCCAAATCTAGGCTTTGATACGCAACTAGATTTCTTTCGAATGTTCACCCAGCTGTACGGATTGACAGTGCAGGTAAACAACGATACAAAAGAAGTATTCGCTTACACGATGCAAAAATTGTATGACAACAAATCACTGAAGAAAGATTGGAGTAACAAGGTCAACGATAATAAAACAGACAAGTATTTTACCGTTCGCAGTTACGGCCAAAAGAACAACATAAAATTCGATGATAACTCGACCGACATCGTAACGGATAAAGGCGTGTTCTCTATCATGAATGAAACGCTACCACTAGAGAAAGATTTATTCTCTATCAAGTTAGAAGCCGGATTTGATGCACTCTCTATGGGAACCTCAGTGGCAAGCATTCCGCTTGAGGATGTAAAAGTAGATGGAGAGGTAACAACACGAGCGTTCAAAGATGGAAAGCCTCACATCGTTGAAATAAGCAATGGTCAGGTTACATTTATGAGTGCTCAAATGAATGCTAAGATAGCCAATCACGTAAACGCTCAATCATTCGTTGATAACTATTACGCTCGATTAATCGAAATGTTATACCGGGCAAAATGGATAGACGAAGAGTTCTGGCTTACTGATAAGGATATTGAAGAATTCGACCACTTTATCCCGGTCTATATTCAAAAATACGGAGCATTCTTTTACGTGAATAAAATTAAGAATTATATCAGTGGTCAACTAACTAAATGCGAAATAATTAAACTATAAATCATGTCAGATACTACAGAAAAAAAGATACTCCTAACCGTAAACATGAAAACGGAGGAGGCCATAAAGAACATGGCTGATGCTCAAGCGGGAATTCAAAAACTCCGTGCAGAGAACAGAGAAATGGCAAAGGATTACGGAAAGAATTCTGAAGCTATCGCCGTAAATAATATTCAGATAAAAAACTTATCTGCATCAATAGCATCAAGTCAGAAAATTGCTCTTGCAAATACAGCATCCGTGAACGGCGAAACTGGGGCTTATAGAAAAGCCGAGTTGCAACTGGCTGTTTTGAATCAGAAAGCTAAAGATATGGCATTTACTTACGGATCTATGGACATAAGAACCGTTGAAGCTAGTAAATCAGCTAAGGAGTTAAGCGATAAATTAAAAGACGTAGACACTGCAACCGGTTCAAATGTTAGGAGAGTTGGAGATTATAAAGATGAGATAATAAAAGCAGTCAAGGAGCTTACAGCACTTAAAGAGACTACTGCTGAAATGGAGAAAGAGCAAAAAATGCTCCAAAGCACAAATCAAACGGGAACCGATGAGTACAAGCTACTAACAAAAAGTATAGAGGATAACCAATCGAAAATAAAATCCCTTGAGGGTGGAACGAATGGAGTGATTGGATCAATGTCAAAAATGCCGGGTACTCTTGGTCAGGTTGGATCAGGTCTTCAGGGAATGAAAGAGGGGTTCTCTGCAACTACAAAACAGATGTGGTTAATGGTTGCTAATCCTATTGGAGCCATTATTGCAGCTATAGCATTAGCCTTATTTGGACTGTACTCAGTTTTTAAAAACTTCAAGCCGGTAGTAGATGCAGTCGAACAGTCATTAGCGGCATTAGGAGCTATATTCGATGTCTTAAAAAATACTGTGATAGCTTTATTCACTGGTCAAAAATCATTGACCGAAAGCACTAAGGGGTTAGGTTCAGCAATGGCTGGAGCCGCAAAGCAGGCGGCCGAATTAAAGAAAGCGCAACAAGAATTAGAGGATAGTCAAGACGGTATCGACATTAAGAATAAGAGAGATGAAACTCAGATTCAAAAATTAATGCTACAATCAAAAAATAGAACTTTATCGGAACAAGAAAGAATTAAACTACTCGATGAAGCTCAGAAAAAAAGTACTGAAATATTCAAGCGAAGTAAAGCGCAAAATGATGAGGAGGTAAAACTAGCAGAAAATAAAATTATAATAGGTAAAAATCTAACTGCAACAGAAATAAAACGCCTTAGAACTGAGGGATCAGCGTACGCACGTCAACTTCAAGATAAAAGACAAATATCAGATGATGAAATAAAAACCCTAACATCTGCATTATTAAAACGTGAGGATATCAATCAACAGGATATTTCAATCCAGGAGAAAGCACAAAACAAAAAAGATACACTCGAAGATGCTGCAATTGCCAAAAAAGAGAAAGCAGAGGAAAAGGCAAAACAGCAACAGGAAAAGAACAGAGCCAGTGTTGAGAAACAACAGGAAAAGGAATTAAAATCTCTTGAAAATATATATAACCTTAAAGTAAAAAAGCAAAAAGATTTCAATGCTGAGTTACTTACAAATGATACGTACTACACTGAACGTATCGGGATGATTGAGTCAAATTGGAATGATGAAAAAAAGATAATTGACAAAGAGCTAGCATATAAAAAAATCAATGCAGAGGAGGCCACTCTTAAATATGTAGATGCCGAAAAGAAAAAGAATGACTCGATCAAGGAATTGAATAAATCTAAACTTGATACGATAGTTTCATCTCTTCAGTATGAATTACAATTAAATAAATCAAAGAGCGATGAGTTAATCGCTATGTCAAAACAAACTGATTTCCAGAAATATGAAAATACTTTATCTACTATAAAAAAGGAAGAGGAAGAAAAGATAAAAGAGCAGAATGCAAAATTATCCTCTGACTCGGAATACCAATCTGAACACGATAGACAGGTAGAACTTATCAGGCAGAATGGGCGAACAGCAACAGCACAGGCTAATGCAGACTGGGAAGAAAAAGAACGTCAGCGAAATAAAGACATTCAAACAACAAACCTAAATAATCAGCTTGCAGCAGTAATAGATAACATCGACCTGGAGTTTCAATTAAAGGCTGAAAAGTTAGAGCAAGAACGAAAACAAGAAATTGAGGCTGCAAAACTAACCGGTGAAAGTGTTGCTCTTATCAATGCGAAGTATGCAAAGCTTGACACTGATTTAGATACTGAAAAATTCAAGGCTAAGTTTGAGTCAATTAAAAAGTATGCTGATTCAGTAGTAGGGATTCTTAGTGGAGCGAACGATCTAAACAAAGCCATTGAGGCCGGGCAACTACAAGATGCCGAGGATGCCAATACCAAAAAGATTGCTGATTTAGACTCAAGACTCAAGAAAGGATCAATCAGTCAAAAAGAACATGATAAGCAAGTTGCTGCATCAACGGCTGATCTTGACAAGAAGAAAGCAAAGATAACACACGATGAGGCCGTAAGGGAAAAGGAACTGAATGTCGTAAAGGCAATTATCAATACAGCTTCAGCGGTAGTTGAAGCATTGCCAAACATTCCTCTATCAATTGCAGTAGGCTTAGCCGGGGCTTTAGAGATTGGGACAATTGTCGCTACTCCAATTCCAAAGGCATCCCTAGGTAATGTATTCAAAGGAAACTCTCACGCGCAGGGAGGAATACCAGTCGAAGTAGAGGGAGACGAAATGATACTTACTAAAGGCGTATATCGTAACCCGGCGCTTAGGCAGATGGCAAGTATGATTAATGAGATGGGCGGAGGGATCCCATTGGGAAGCAAAAGCGCAAGTACAATATTCGCAAGCGGAGGAACTCCAAAATTTACAAACGATGGAGGTTATACGGCTCGAAAATCAAACGAGTCAAGCGGTATAAGTAAAGAAGACATTCAGGACGCTATGGAGCGAGCAGTCGCAAAAATAAATGTCAGGATAGCAATCGAGGATATTAGGAAAGCAGATCAGAACTACACCGATGTGCAAGCGAGGGGAACTTTTTAATTTTTGAAGTTGTGATAATTTGTTGATGGAATGGCTGGGCTGAGAAGTTCGGCCATTTTTATTTAGCGATGTTGTAAGAATTTTTACAAACATTAATTTTTAAACACCTCTATTTTTGTGAAAAATAGAGACAATGAAAGAGATTAAAGTTTACAAACCGATTGACAAAGAAGACATATTTTGGTCTTGGTTGACCGATATGGACGGGGGAGAGTCTTTCTCTTTTTCTGCTGATACGATCCACAAAATATTTGATGAAAATCCAGAGGAAACTGAGTTCAAATTTAATATAAACTGTGATGGCGGTACAACCTCTGAGGGGTTAAGGATTTATGATGTACTCCGGACTTCAGGTAAAACTCTATTTTGCAATGTTGAGGGAGGTTGCCACTCTATGGCTATTGTCCTACTATTGGCAGCCCCAAAAGAAAATCGTACGGCAAACCCAAACAGCCGTGCATTAATTCACGAAGTACGTGGTGGTTCATGGGACTATTTGAAAGCCGATGAATTAAGAATTTTAGCCGATGAGATTGATAGAGAGCAAAACGCTATTCTTGACATTTACGAAGAAAGAACCGGCTATGATAGAGCGACTCTTGAAACTCTCATGAAAGAAGAAAAGCAACGCACAGCCTCAGAGTTGCTTCAATACGGATTTATTTCAAAAATAAATACTTACAGTACTAATTTAAAACCCAAAAACCAAATGACAAAACCAACTGGAAAGGTTCAGGAGTTACTCAACAAAGCCAAAGAGCTAGGTAAGAGTATCACTAACCTATTAGAGGGAGGCGAACCTGTGAACTTCGAGTTCAAGGATGCCGATGGTATGGTATTGTTCACAACGGAAAAAGAGGATGACAGCATCGCTGTAGGTGATGCTGCCTCTCCCGATGGAACATACGAACTACCCGATGAAAGAACGGTTATCGTTGCCGGTGGAGTTGTGACAGAAATCACAGAGCCGCAAGCCGATGCAACCGAAGTGGAAAACCTTGTAGCCGAAAATCAATCATTGAAAGATGAATTGCTTAACGCTCAAAACCTGATCACTGAAATGAGTAACGAGCTTAATAAACACGTTACAAGCAATTTCGTGGCAACTCCTAGGACCCGCGTTCCTGGAAAGCAAAATACAAAAGCCCTAACGGCTGAAGAATTGAAAAACGAGGCTCGCGAAAAACGCGCCGTAATGCAAGGAGGAAAGAAATAATGGCAACACCAGTATTAGATTTTACAAAATTTACCTTTAGCGCTGAAGAAATCAGAGCCGTAAAGGAGTTGCTATGGGACGAAGTGATTCAAGCTCCTGAAGTTTCTTTGATACACACAATTTTCGAGGGAATTGAGTATGACAAAGAAATTGGGTTCATTGGTAAAGGCGGTTTAGTTGGGGTAGCTCAGCAAACTGGCGATGGTGATCCAGTAGCACAAGCCTACTCTATCAGTACGCGCAAAATCAAATGGACTCCTAAAGGTTGGGAAATCCTTATCCACCAAAAACGTGTCGATATTGAAGCAACAGCAGCTGTTTACAGCATGAAAACTGGAACTTCTTACAACGACTTCACATCAAGCGATTACATGAATATTATCCTTGAAGCTTTGGCAACATCGGTAAAGGATTTCATTATCCGTTTGTTTTGGTTCAACGATACCGCTGAGGATAATATCGCCAATGGTGGTAAATTGACAGCCGGGATTGATAAGAAGTACTTCACCATGATTGATGGCTTCTGGAAACAATTGCTTTTGCAAATCACCGTTAATCCTAAACAAAAAGTAGCTATCGCTGAGAATGCAGCAGCTACCTATGCACTGCAAGAACTTGCTCCGGCAAGTGCAAAAACTGCTTTGCAAGGATTGAGATATAAAGCTCCTCTTCAGACGCGTAATTCAAAAACTGCAATGATCCTTTGCACTCAAACTGTATATGATGCTTACGAGCAATCTCTACAGGGAACGGTAATTGAATCAATGTACACAAACTTGACTGAGGGCGTAAAAGTTCTGAAAATTGGTGGTATTCCATTGTTCCCAGTTCCAACCTGGGATGCCATGATCGGGGAGTTTTACGATACAGGTGCAAAATTGAATAACCCTCACCGTGCTTTGTTCATTTCGAAAGACTTGTTAGCCGTTGGTGTTGATTCAATCAGCTCATTTGGAGATATGAAAGTTTGGTACAACGATGACCAGCGTAAGGTGAAAACTGAAGCAATGGGAAAAGCGGATGCTAAGATTCTGAATCCTGCATTTTTTCAATTAGCAATCTAACAAAAAAATCTGATCCTTAAAGCGGGCTAACTTGATTGTTTAGTCTCGCTTTAAGGAGAAGAATTAAAGAAAGGAGAAAATTATGGATTGTTCAGAAATTACATCAGGATTAGTTGCAGTGAATTGCGACAAAGCATCTGTAGCCGGAACAGGCGGAAAAGTTCGTCTGATCAGCTACTCAGATATCAACAGGGACTTATCTACTATTGTAGATGGAGTAATTACGGCTATCGTTCTCAAAGCTGGTAAAAAGGCTTATGATTTCGAAACTGTAGATAACTCAGTAGATGGAGATAGCTCACTTGCAAAAGGCACATACATTTCAGATTTTGATCATAGTCTCATGCTTCGCGTGTTTGCAAAAACAGAAGCCGGTAAGAAGTTTGTCAACAAAATGAAATTGGCCCGCGTAGTTGCCGTTGTCGACAACAAAGAAATTGGTGCAGCCGGTGAAGTGAAGTACGAAGCTTACGGATGGGATGCCGGTCTTGAACTTATGGAAATGAAGTCAAGTACTGCAATGGCAGACAAAGTAGTTTATGAATTGAAAATTGGATCAGGAGCTAAATCGAAAGAAACCTCTCTTCCAAAATCAGTATTCATAGACGACTTGACAACTACTGAGGCTATGTTGGCTGCATTAGTCGCATGATCAGTAGGCTAAAAAAACTACAAGAAGAAAGTAATCAGTTTGCTAATCCCAGTGAACTGATTACCTCTTTAAAAACAAATCTTGCATTGCGAAATGAAATCGAGTTCTTAAGCAAAGCAATCTTTCACAAATCAGTAAGCGGATGTAGTAACTGTTACTTCGATGCTTATATTCAATTGAAATCTTTAAATATTAACACTGTAATGGAAAAAATTAAATGTCTCTTTTTGCTTTTGGCAGGTGCATTATTGCATGATGTCATCAACCAGGATAACGATCTTCTTTGCTCGAATGCTAATATCACAGATGATTTAGCTTTGTACCATTTGAAAACAAATCCCGGATGTCGTAAGTACTTTCAAGAACTGCCAGAAAACGTAGATGAGTTGATAGCTGCTTATGTTTTGCCCGGTGATGAGCTTTCAGATGAAGAAAAGGCCTCCGCCTTAGAACTTCAGAAAGAAGTTGAAGAAAACTTTGTTTCTCAGATCGTAACCCTTTTGAAAAATAACGTCACAAAAACAAACATTAAATCAACATTCAAAAATGTTGAAAATGTAGGTTCGGTAAAACTAACTCAACGTTCGTTAGACGCTTTCATCAAACGTGCTAATGCTATCTTTTTAGCTATTCCTCCAGCCTCGGACGCATCGACTGAGAATTCAGAAACTAATGTCGACACTTCAGAAACTGAAGACTTAGAAAACACCGAAACGCAAGTTTAAAACAAAGGTCTGTACTATTTTATGTACAGACCTTAATGCCTAATTAGCTCAGTTGGTAGACCTATTCATTTGTAATGAATAGGTCGGGGGTTCGAGTCCCTCATTAGGCTCTAAATTTTTACCATGAAAGCAACTACACTTAAGAGAGATAACAGATTTGCACTCAGGAACGATAAAGGCCTAGGGGTTCAATCTTACGGAGACTCAAACGACTACCCTCAACAGGTTATGGAAATAGTCAACGCGTCAGGAACCGGTAAGGCTTGCGTTGGTGTATATGCAAAATTCATCAGTGGGAAAGGCTTCGAGGATGTTGATCTGTACAAAAAAATAGTAAATCGATTTGGCCATACAAATGACTATATCTCTGATCAGATATCAAAAGATTTTGCAGAGTTTGGAGGGTTCGCTATTCATGTAAATTATAATGCAAACTTTCAAATATGCGAACTTCAACACATCCCATTTGAACAATTACGATTTAAAGCACTTGATCCAGATTCAGGTTATTTTGACAAGCTAGCCATACACCCTGATTGGGGGAGACGGTTTTTAAATTTGCGCAAGTGGAAAAAGGACGATATTAAGTTTGTCGACTTTTTTAATCCGGATCCGGAAGAAATAAAAGCACAAGTGGATGAATCTAAAGGATGGGCTAACTATAAAGGACAAATTCTTTATTTCTCAAATGAGGGAGAAAGGGTTTACCCTCTACCAATTTATGATGCAGTTCTGACAGATATGAATACAGAAGAGGGGATCTCTAACGTATCAAATCGCAATGCTCGTAATAATTTTATGGCAGCCGGTATGCTGATTGAAACAGTCGATGATAATGAAAGTGCAGCTAACATAGAACCAGGGGATAGCGAATCAGAGGACGAAAGAAGATTGTCAAGCGGAGAAAGTAGAGAGGATGAGAAAACGGCTACAGAGGTAGCTCTTAAATCATTCCAGGGAGATGAATCTGCATGCAAGATTATGCATGTGACAATCGGAACAGGAGAGACAGCGCCGGTATTTACTTCTTTCAAAGGTACTAATTACGATAAGGAGTTTAATGTAACCCTTACAAGCTCTCAGTCAAATATTGGTAAGTCATTTAATCAACCACCAATATTGAGAGCAGAAGACGTAGGAGCCAATTTCGGAGCTGATTTAATGCTTAACGCTTACAATTACTATAATTCAGTAACTGAAAATGAAAGGTTGGCAGTAGAGAGAGTGTTCGCAACAATTTTCCAACATTGGTTCGAACCTACTAGCGGTAATTACTCAGTCACTCCACTTTCTTATGAAGTCGAAATGACACTAGCAGATAGATTGGGGGAAAAACAATTGACCGAGTTTATGAAAATCATAAATGATTCTGCGATCACTCCTGATTTAAAAAGAAGTATTGCAAAAACACTTTTCGGACTTTCTGAAGATGAGGCAAACAGTTTAATTCCAATAATTCCAGTAGTATGATAATTACACCGCAAGATATTAGATCCGTTCGGCCGATAGCTGAAAACGTGAACGATGAAAAAAGATTGATTCCTTATATCGAGGAGTGCGAAAATCTCTTTCTCATTCCAAAACTAGGAGCTAAGCAATTCAAAGTAATAGAGACTGCTATCTCTGAAAGCATCAAGGATCCAAATCCTGTAGAGTTAACAGAGGCCATCACTAACCTTTTGAATGGTTGCTTCTACGATGAAGACAATAGACATTGTGAGGGCTTAAAAAAGGCTATGGGTTATCTTGTTTATTCTCGCTTCGTCCGTAATCAGAATGTAAATGCTACAGCTTTCGGAATGGTTCAAAAGCAAGGCCAATTCAGTGAGCCGGTCGATTACAAAACAATAATCATAATCGCTAACGATGCCGAAAAAATAGGGCTTGAGTACTTAAAGCAATGTGTTGAATTTTTGAATTTCGGAAAAGAAAAAAGAGATCAGCGCAATTTTAAACCAAAATGTAAATTTAAAGCCATAGGAGATTAAACGATGAGATTTTGGGATGGAATGGAACGGAAAACGGAGATGGTAGGAACTGACCGAATTATGGTTGGTGATGTTCTCTCCGGGCTTCCTAAATATGTTACTTATAGCGATTTTATTGCATTGGTTGGAAGTTCTACTAATCAGGGTAAATCAGCCTATGAAATATACACTGACATAACGACTGACGTTCCGATTAAATCTGAGTCGGAATGGATCGAATCTCTTTACGGCCAGCCTGGAATAACTCCTACTATTGGTTCGAATGGCAATTGGTTTATAGGGACGACCGATACAGGAGTAAAGGCACAACCAGAGAATCCGGTACCAACACAACAGTTCTACAATGGTCATCACAATGCAGTAGAATTGTATGTTGGATTAGCTTCTGACATATCACCTGACTATAGGCTTTGTAACGGAAATAATGGAGTTCCAGTCAATGGGGTTGTTATCCCTGACTTACGAAAGTTTTTCTTAGTTGGTTATGACCCTAATGAACCTGATTATAATACAATCGGTAAGACTGGAGGATTAAAAGAGGTACTTCTTACTGGTAATCAATCAGGAGTGCAGCCACATGCTCATGACACACCTTGTTTCACAGGCACAGTTGACGGAACAGGATCTCAACAAGGAATAAAACCAACCGGAGGGACGAAGCTTAAAACATCTCTATCAGATGCAAAAGCGGCATTAGCCCCACACGAGAATAGACCTCCTTACTATACAGTTGCATTTATAATTCGTGTAGTTACTCAAGTAACTAGCGGAGGAGTTGGAAGTACTGTATACATGAAAAAAGCCGTCATCATAACTACTGACGGAGTTATGAATGAAAGCACTTATGTGATTGAGGGTACTTCAGTATTTGCTTTACCATTTGATTTCAATTATAACCAGGACTCAACATTTTTCGATGGGGCATTATTGACTGAGCCAATTTTAGACCCAGTTTTAAAAACTGCAACATTCACACCAGTACCACTAGCAGGAAATAAAATAACTATAAAATATTATCCATTATGAAAAAACTAATCTTTTCACTATTCCTTTTGTGCAGTGCGATGGCGTATTCGCAAGGTACAATTCCCATTCCTCAAGTAACCGGTTTACCGGCTGCACTGGCAGGTAAAGTTGATAAGCTGACTGGCAAATCACTTGTCGCAGATACTTTATCAGCTAAGATTCAGCCACACGTTACAAATACAGCTAATCCTCACTCAGTTACTAAAGCTCAAGTAGGATTAGGAAACGTAGACAATACATCAGACATAAATAAGCCGATTAGTTCTGCTACGCAGACCGCTTTAAACGGTAAACAGCCCACTGGCACATACTCTACCGATATTCACGCCAATATAACCGCTCTTAATGCTGTTCAGGGGGTTAATCATGGAGACCAAACTGATATAACGGGAAACGCGGGAACTGCGACAAAATTGCAAACGTCGAGGACTATAAATGGTGTATCATTTGACGGAACTCAAAATATAACTATAAATGCTGTTGACG